TCATGGTGCCCGAAGCCGGAATCGAACCGGCACGCCCTTACGAGCGGGGGATTTTAAGTCCCATGCGTCTACCAGTTTCGCCATTCGGGCGGTAGCGCGGTGTTGCCTGGCTCAGTCTCGCATCCGCAATCCGGACAGGATGGCTACGTGAAAAGCCGAGCGGGGAATATATACATCACGTCCCGGTGAAGCAAGTTCGCTGTGGGCTATTCGAACACTAAATTTTGCTTTGCGCCTAAAACAAAAGCTTTCTAAATCATGTAGCTACGCCGGTTGCTTGAAGCAGAGCCCGACATTCTCGGAAAAACCTCGTGAACAGGCCCGAATTCGAAGCTCAACACAAGGCAGATCAAAAGCTTGCAACTGCCTCTACTGCGCGAGCCGCAGATATTTCACCATTTAAGATCAAGAGCAGGCACCCAAGACTCGCCGAGGTGTCTACGCTTAGGTTGACGCCGGAATCAGCAATTGCACCTGATCATCACACCCCCCTTTCCACAACGACAACGCCTCACAGGCGCTGAGTTCCACAGCACGTCACCAGAGCTCGGCTCAGGGATGTACACGCAATCAGGAGATTTGACTTTATGCAAATGAGTGACACCGTTCTCAAAGCTTCTTTGAGCCACGAGGAGCGCTCGGCGATCGCCGAGATAGAAGCAACTACCAATATCCTGCAACTCGTCACCCGCCTGACCGGTACGCGCTTCGCCGGTATCGCAAAATTTACCGAAACAGAGTGGATCGTCTGCTCCGCGTACGATCCGATCGAACTCGGCATAAACGTTGGTGATACGCTGGATCTGGAAACCACGCTTTGCAGTGAGTTTCGAAGGAATCCGCAAGCTCTTTTCCTTCCACAAATCAGCCAGGACGGCAGACTTTCCTCACGCCCTGTCGTGAAGCAGTATTCGATTGAAAGTTACGCGGGCGCACCTGTTTTTCTGCCGGATGGCAGGCTCTGGGGTGCGCTCTGTGCTCTGGATTCAAGGGCTGTTCTGTTTGATAACCCGGATCTTGCTGAGACACTGACGCTGTTTGCGCGCCTTATCGGCTGCATCTTTTTTTCGAATCTTACAGTGGAAGGCGCCAGCCACATCAAGACCGGATCGTGCCTGACTGATTGATCTTATCCAAACGATGCGGAACACCGCACCTTTTCGCAGGCAACAAAAAACCCCGTAGATCATTGATCTACGGGGTTTTCAATAGTGGAGGCCGAGGTCGGAATCGAACCGGCGTAGGTGGATTTGCAATCCACGCTACAAAGCTAGGTAGATCAATAGGTTAGCGTGCTATTTGTTCCGCAAGTTACTGATTTTATCCGGGCTCCAGACCACGCCTTTCAAGACCGGGCTTTGGGGTTGCGGAACGGTTTTCGCTTGACCCAACCATACCCCCTCCACTTTTTGCCATGACTCCCCCGTCCCCGAAATCGCTTGGATTGAATTATCCTTTTTGCCATGCTGAGTGATGGCAATTCGCCTCAACTCAACGACAAGGACTGTAATGAGCTATATCACCCGGATCTGCGATAACGCATCTAATTGGCAATACCCCACCAGGAGCGCGGCTGAAGCACGTGAAACGTTTTACTCACACCATGGTTATGGCCATGAAGAGTGGCTTTTTCGATTTGAATGGCAAATAGGCGGTTGGCAATATGGCTTTCTTCAGGGCGTCAACAAAGGCTGGGAGTCACGGCTAGCCCGGGGCGAACGTGCCGGTGATGTTGTGCTCTATACCCTCGCACCTCATGGTCGCCGCTATGTAGCCCGTATTCGCCATATCGAGTTCCTGGATGATGCTCAAGGCGTCGCTGCCCTGGATCATTACAAGCGGATGGGCTGGTACGACCGCATGTTGAAAGAAATAGATGCCGTAAATGGCAATAGAGGTGGCTTGGGAAATGGTGAATGGGCTCCTTACGTGTTGAATGTACGGTTCCGTCCTGAAGATGTGGAGTGGTTTCCACCCAATACTTTTGCAGCAGCCGGAGACCCAGTGCAACAATACAACCGCTATCAGCTAGTTGAGCTGAATGAGGAAGAATTCCTCCCAGATGTCGTGCGAACACGCCGCCCAGCCAGGGTAGGTCAAATTTCCCCCCCCATTCAAGATAGCTATTTTAAAAGCGGAGGTTCGGGGCGAGAGTGCTCCCCGGAGCACGGGATAATGCAGGCAGCTCTACATGAGGAGTTGAAGATTGAGTACCCAGATTCGAGCATCGTCTTTGAAGAAAATTTCATCGATGTAACCGTAACGACTGCAACGGAAAAAATTCTTTTCGAGGTCAAGTCAGATTTCTGTACCCGTAGAGTCCTTCGCTTGGCAATAGGGCAACTGCTCGAATACGCATATTACTGGGATGAACCCGCAGAAAAAACAGTCCGTTTGGTAGCAGTTGGACGGACGAGCCTGAGTGCCGAAGATGAGCGATATCTCAGATATTTAACCCACCAATTGAATCTTCCGCTTGAGTATCGCCAAGTCCGATTACCGTCTGAGGGTTAAGTATAGGTTCGGTGCCGAGTGACCTCAGTCCATCGGCACTGTTTCGGATTTCTATGCGATCCGATGATGGATTGGCACGGCTAATCCTGTAGGCCGCTAAATCCGTAGCCTCCAGCATCATCAACAATCACGCGTACCATTTTCGTACCACCCCATTTCTTTTTTTCCCCAGGCGGGACAAGCGACAGTCCTCTCGCATCGTCGCCACACATGCCTGTCGCTCCAATCCCAAGCACTTCCCACAAGCGTTTCCGCACGGGCAAAAGGTCCTTCGCGAGAGTGTCCCTTTATCATCTGCGTGAGTGACCCCAGCGGCCATCGGCTGCGCCGCCTTATAGGAGATGCCGTTTTTCGGGAAAGGCATCGGAAAAAGGTAATTTTGGTAAGCAGAACGGTCTATCTGGCTGAGAGCCATGATTTTACTGGGCTGCAAAGGATTGGCATGAAGTAATTTTTGAGTAATGTAGAAGTAAGGTAATTACCTTTAAGGAAGTAATATTTGTTTTTATGCATCCGTTATAAATCAACCACTTACAGCCACATTACCTTTTTCGTTACTCAAAATTACTTTCCGAAGTAAGCCAGCAAAGCCAATGAATACGGGGCTTTCGCCGGTGTCCCGATATTCGAATTACCACATTACTTTTTTCCGATGGCGTTCCTGAAAAACCCGCATCGAAAGGTTTCGTCTACGTTCCTTCCGCTTCGCCAGGTCCGCCCTGTCAGACACCCACCCTTCGCAGGGACCCGCAGGCTTTTTGATCTTCGACGCTACTTCTAAAGCGCCCGGCCGTGGGGGCGCTGGGCATGGTGCAGGACTGCGGAAAAAAAGACCCATTTAGCCCGCAGGCGAGGTGGGGGGACGACGGCGCGCGCTGGCGAGGATTCGCCCGCCATCGCACGCTTGTAGCAGGTCAGTCTCCCTGGTTTTCATCATCATCCCGGCCTGCACTCGTAAGCCTTAATGACGTCATCGACGCGAATAACTCCAGCACGTACACAACAATTTCACCGTGCACATTCGACCAAGCCAAGGCGCTAAGCTTTATGCAATATCATTTGCCACTCGAAGAATGTGACTTTCAGATCAATCACCGGATGCCCCCCTGAAAGTCACCGGTCAATAGCGGTGAAATTGGCGTTAGAAGGAATGATTGATCAGTGACAACGCACTCGGCGTGCCGGCAGCGTTTCAACCTCCTTAGATCTCAGGGATCTCAGGCCATGAAGTCGTGAACGTCAGCGCTGCGTACTTTTTTTGCACGCACGGACAATCCGCCTCGTCCACGTTTCGCGCTAAAAAGTCGAACTGGAAATAACGGATATTTTGAGTGTACCCTATCAGCCCTGAGGGTCTTAGACCGCTAACAGCATTAAACAGTATAGAGGGACCTTATGAGCTTTAACTGGCGCTGCCCGTTCTGCAATCAAAACGCAACCATTGGAAGCTCTAATTATGGAGTTAGCAATATTGAATTCGACAACGGATATAAAAACAAAGAACAAACCATCCAAGTCAAATATATAGTTTGCCCAAACACTGATTGCAGGGAGGCAGAGCTGAGTGCCACTCAGTACGATAGAACTTGGGCGGCTAGCAAATGGAATTACACCTTAGTAAAACAATGGGCGCTTACTCCTGACAGCAACGCAAAACCTTTTCCGAGTTATATACCTGGACCTATTATTCAAGACTACGAAGAAGCTTGCTCAATTCTTACAAAATCACCAAAGGCATCAGCCACTTTATCTCGCAGATGCCTACAAGGAATGATAAGGGATTTCTGGAATATAAAAGAGCCTACTCTCTACAAAGAAATTGATGCAATAGAAGAAAAGCTTGACCCTGAAACCTTCGATGCAATCGACTCATTGAGAAAGCTGGGCAACATTGGTGCCCACATGGAAAAAGACATCAACACCATAATCGATGTTGACGAGGACGAAGCGGAACTACTGGTGCAACTCATCGAGAGTTTGTTTGAAGAGTGGTATATAAAAAGTCATCAGCGCCGAGAAAGAATGGCAAAAATTAAAGCCGTAGCTGCTGATAAGGATGCACAGAAAAAGGCGTCCAAAGAAACGCCCTAGTCTAACTCATAGGATTTAAAAGCGATCACTTTATGTCCCAGCCAGTCGTTGAGCTGGGACATGCGTGCTTGGATCGGTTCTAACTCATTCATTATCCAGAATTCAGTAGCCTCTCGTATAGAACCAAACCCACCCGCATTCTGCGGGACAATCCCCATTAACTGCGGCGGAATCCGCAGGCTGGCCAACACGTCATCCCGCGTCTGATTCTTGATCGAGTTGAATTCATCTTTCGCCGCCACCTCGCTCACCGGAATCAGCTGAATCCCGTCCTTTTTGCCGGTCGGTGAGTAAACAAATAGATTCCGGAAATTCCCCGGCCCTTTCGATTCCTTCAGTGCCTTGCGTAACGCATCAATATCAGCCTCGGTCTGCGCCGCATCCGTCATGTAAAGGATGAACCCGGCATGACTGCCGTTCTCGTAGTACTTGCGCCGAAAGAGCGTCGCCGACTCGTTCAGCAACGCCGACTGCAAAGCGCTGATCCACTCCGGCAGCCCATAAATCTCCTGGTGCAGATCAGCCTCACGCAGGTGAAAAATGCTGTCCGGTTCAAAGGCGTGTTCATCCTTCCACCCCCGCACCTGGTAAAACTGCCCTTCCGGCCCGGCGCGCATATACTTGGCCAGCGGCGTCTCCAGCTTGCGAACCCCGCCCAACCGAGAGCGACGGCCCTCAAGGTAACCATTGCCCAGGCACAGAAAGTCCAAAGCAAACTGCTCAAACGAAGCCCGCGACAACAGCGGATGCGGGATAAATGTCTTGCTCAACAAATTGCGCTTGAACATCAACCCGGAATGCAGATGCACACTCGCCCCCACCGACCGGGCCAGCCCGTCTAGCGACAGCGGCGGCTCATACCACCACCCGTTAAACCAGCACTCCAGGTAATCGAAGACCTCCCGACCACCCAGCACTGGCGTCGGCTCGCCGAAGGAAAAAACCTGAGTCCCGGCGCCGGTGGCCGGTATGGTCGCGGGCAACGTCTGGCTGGCGAGTTGTTCGATCATCAGTAAATCTCCATACGCCCGGTGTTGGCAGTGGTCTGCCCCTCAAGCGGTTCGTGGTGCAATGCGTGAAAGAGCGCCCAGGCCAGGTCGGCGTGGCCGGTGTTGTCGTTGCGGCCGGCGGTGTAGGTGTACTGGCGTCCGCCGGCGGTGACGGTTTTGCGGATCGCCATCAGCGACTGGGCCATGTCCGTCCAGCCGGCATCGAATTCGAGCCGGCCCTTGTGGATCACGTCGTAGGCCTTTAGTACTAGGCGGGTTTTGACTTCAGGCGAGTAGCTGAAAGTGGTCACCGCCGGGAAGAACTGGCGCACCAGCTGGGCCACGCCGCTGCCCAGACCGGTCACGTCGATGCCGATGTAGGTCACCCAGTAGCGATCGCAGACTCTCTTGATGAACGCGGCCTGCGCGGCGAAATCCATGCCTCGGAACTGGTGGCGTTCGAGGATGCGGAACTTGCCACCCGGTACCAGCGGCGGCGCGACCACGACCATGCCTGAACAGTCGCCCGTCTCGGCCGGGTCATAACCGATCCACACCTGACGGTCGCCAAACGGGCGCATGGCGAAGGGCTTGTAGTCTTCGGCCCACTCGACCCAACTGTCCACCATGCAGGACTGCAACAGGGTCAGCGGGAAGATGCTCGCGCCGTCGTCGACAAACTCGCACATCAGCAGGTTGGCGAACGCTTCGGGGCTGTACTCACGGCGAAGCTCTTCAATGTCGAACAGGTCGCAACCGCCCCGCTCCGCATCCAGGATCGTGACGATCTGCCGCCACAACCGATCCTCACAGAACCGGCCCTGCTGGAGCGCGCCGAGGGACACGTCCACCTTCGTATGCTGCGCGGCGGGCTTGCCCTTGTTGAAGCGCTCGCCAGTCCAGAAGGTGTACGCCTCGTGCGCCATGCTCGATGGGGTGGAAAAGTAGGTCTTGCGCCACTTCTTGTGCATCGCCATGCCCGAGGCGACCTTGTTCAGCTCCTCGAACTTGAACGTCCAGAAGAATTCATCGAAGTAGAAATTGCCGTGGTAGCCCTGGGCGGTACGCGCGTTTGTACCAAGGAAAAACAGCTCGGCGCCATTGGGCAGAACGATGGGATCGCCAGTCAGCTCGACACCGATCACCTCACGGCAAAACGCCTGAATGTACCCACGGAACAGGTAAGCCTGGTTCTTCGAGGCCGAAAGGAAAATCTGGTTGCGCCCGGTGTCCAGCGCATCAATGAACGCCTCGCGGGCGAAGTAGTAAGTCGCCCCGATCTGTCGGCTCTTGAGGATGACGCGAGTGCGCTGATTGCCAGCCCGGTACCAGTCTTTCTGGTAATCGAAGCAGCCATCGATGAAGGCCTCGCGCAGCAGCTCGATCTGGCCTTCATCAATCTCGTTTTTGACGGCCTTTTTCTTCGGCTCGGCGTTGCGCTTGGCAAGGTTCGGGTTGAGGTCGGTTTCGGTACCGCCCCCCTGAAAGCGCTGAATCCGCGCTTGGCGCTCCAACTGCCGGTGCAGCAGGTCGATCTCTTTGAAGTCGCCGCCGCTCTTATTGTCCTTGAGGATCAACTGCACCAACCGCGCTTCCAGTGCCCCGCCGATACGCTCGACGTTGTCGGCCCGGTCCCACTCGTCGCGGGCCTTCCAGCTGTGTAGCGTTTTTTCCTTTTCGCCCGTAGCCTCGGCAATCTCGCAGACGCGCCACCCCATCCAATACAGAAACTTGGATTGGCGGCGCGGATCGATGGGCAACAGTGCGGTCGTAGTCATGGCCGCGATGCTGCCGCCCATACCGACGACTCAGTAGCGCCGCCTCTTGTACCGCCCTTCCCTACAGTCCCGCCTCATTGCCGCAACTCGCGCGCGTCACGACCATTCCCCTCATCGCAGGCAATCAGCGCCCAAGCAAATGAGGTTTTCCGCCATGAAGAAATTCCGCAGCAACTGGTTCCGCGTCGCCGTCGAAGGCGCTACCTCGGACAAGCGCACCATCAAACGCAACTGGCTGGAACAGGCGGCGAAGAACTTCAACCCATCCACTTATGGCGCACGGATCTGGCTAGAGCATTTCCGCAGCTTGCTGCCCGACAGCCCATTCAAGGCCTACGGCGATGTATTGGCGGTGAAAACCGAAGAAGTGGACATCAACGGCCAAAAGAAACTGGCGCTGTTCGCCCAGGTCGAGCCGACGGCTGACCTGATCGCCATGAACAAAGCAAAACAGAAGATCTACACCTCAATCGAAATCGACGACAGCTTCGCCGATACCGGTGAGGCCTACATCGTGGGTCTCGGCGTGACCGATTCACCGGCCAGCCTTGGCACCGACGTCTTGTCGTTCTCGGCCCAGAAACCGGACGTCAGCCCGTTCAAGGATCGCCATTACTCCGCGACTTCGATGTTTACCGAGGCGGTCGAAACTGAACTGACATTCGAAGAGGTCGAGGAAAAGCCGAGCATCGGCGCCCAGCTTTTCAGCAAGGTGCAAAACCTGCTCAAAGGCAAACAGACCAAGGACGACAGCGAGTTTTCCCAGATCAGTGATGCCGTCGAAGCCGTCGCCGAACACGTCAAGGACCTGCCAGACCAACTGACCGCCGAGAAAAAATTCTCCGCAGGCCTGAGTACCCGACTGGATCAATTCAGCAAAGACTTCACCGAACTGAAGACCCAACTTTCCACCACCCAGGATCCCAACCAGAAGACGCGCCCTCCGGTAACCGGCGGCGACAAGTCGGTAGTGACTGACTGCTGAAAATCAGCCCCGCATAACCAAGGACGACCATCATGCGCAACGACACACGCGTTCTCTTTAACGCGTACCTGCAACAGCTCGCCCAACTGCACGGCGTGAGCGACGTCACCACCAAATTCACCGCCGCGCCGAGTGTTGCCCAGACGCTGGAAACCCGCATTCAGGAATCCAGTTCGTTCCTCAGCTCGATCAACATCTACGGCGTGTCGGAGCAGTCCGGCGAGAAGATCGGCATCGGTATCGACGGCACCATTGCCAGTACCACCGACACCACCGTGAAGGATCGCGAACCCCGTGATCCGAGCAGCCTGGACAATCGCGCGTACACCTGCACGCAAACCAACTTCGACACCGGCCTGCGTTACCAGAAGCTGGACCAGTGGGCGAAGTTCAAAGACTTCCAGGCGCGTATCCGCGACGCGATCATCAAAGCCCAGGCACTCAACCGGATCATGATCGGCTGGAACGGCACCAGCCGTGCCGCCACGTCGAACCCGGCCACCAACCCGCTGTTGCAGGACGTCAACATCGGCTGGCTGCAAAAAATGCGCGTAGAAAACGAAGCCCGCGTCATGGCCGAAGTTGTGGCAGGCAGTGGCAAGATCGAGATCGGCGCCGGCAAGGACTTCGAAAACATCGACGCCTTGGTTGTCAGCATGGTCAACGAGTTCATCGACCCTTGGTATCAGGAAGACACCGATCTGGTGGTCATCTGCGGTCGTCAGCTGTTGGCCGACAAATACTTTCCGATCATCAACAAAACCCAGGCACCGACCGAAATGCTCGCTGCTGACATCGTCACCAGCCAAAAGCGCTTGGGCAATCTGCCGGCTGTGCGCGTACCGCACTTCCCGGCCAACGGCCTGCTGGTGACTCGCCTCGACAACCTGTCGATCTATTGGCAAGAAGGCACCCGCCGCCGCACCGTCGTCGACAACGCCAAACGCGACCGCATCGAGAACTTCGAATCGGTTAACGAAAGCTACGTGATCGAAGATCTTGGCTGCGCAGCCATGGCTGAAAACATCACCCTGAGCTGAGGCGGACACCATGACCAATCCCTGTCGTCGCCATTTTGTTCGTGTCAGTGCCGCCATCGAAGCGGCAGCGGCCAATCCCACTCAAACCATGGCCGGCGCCACGGCCTACGAACATCAGCTCAATCAACTGCTGCAAGACCGTCTGCGCCTGAAACAGGTGCAATCCAATCAGGGCAAAGCGGAACTCAAGCGTCAGTTGCTGCCCGATTACATCCCCTACGTGCAAGGCGTGCTCGAGGGCGGCAAAGGCGCACAGGATGAAGTGCTGACCACCATCATGGTCTGGCGCATCGACGCCGAAGACTTCAGCGGCGCCCTCGACATTGCCGACTACGTGCTCAAACACAAATTGATCATGCCTGACCGGTTCGAACGCACCACCGGCTGCCTGGTCGCGGAAGAAGTTGCCACCGTCGCGCTCAAGGCGCTGAAAGTAGGCGAACCGTTTGAGCTGGCGATTCTGCAACGCACCGCCGAACTGACCGACGCCGAAGACATGCCGGACCAAGCCCGCGCCAAGCTGTTCCTCGCCATGGGTCGCGCCACGTTGGAAGGCCTCACCGACGATCAGCCCGGCCAACCGGGACAAGTTCAGGCCGGCATCGACTTATTGAAAAAAGCCATCGACCTGCACGACGCCTGCGGTGGCAAAAAGGATTTGGAGCGGGCCGAACGCCTGCTCAACAGACTCGCTGCCGCTGGCAGCTAACCGAGCGTCCCCACGCACCCCGCCGGCTCGGGGCGGATCGGCCAGGCCGCTCCTCCTGAACGTGAAGACCCGACCACCGGCGACCTACCACAGAGCGCAGATTCATGAGCGGATTCGTAGCGGGCGGCACCGGTGCCCCGGCCCCGAGCGGCCACATCAACACCGACCCCTTCTGGCCATCGATCGACCTCGACGACGTGCGCGGAACTTTGCGCATCGACTCCAGCGTCACGCCGATCCGACTGGAAACCGCGACCATCGCCGCCGCCATCAGCGTAAACCGCGAGTTCGCCACCTGGCGCCGCGCCAAACAGGCCGAAGGCTACACCACCCTCGCGGACGTACCGGCCGAGCAGATCGAGGACAAATCTGAACTCGTTCACCTCTACCAACGGGCGATCTATGCCGCGACTGGCGCGGAGATTTGCGAGCGCTACCGTTCCTATGACAGCACCAACAGTGGCAACCAGAACGCCGAAGAACTGACGCCGAGCATCGACGAACTGCGCCGCGATCAGCGTTGGGCCGTGCGCGACTTCCTCGGCCTCGGCCGTACCACGGTGGAGCTGATCTGATGGCCGTCAGCATCCGCGCCCAACAAAACGACACCGTCGATGCCCTGTGCTGGCGTCACTACGGCCGCACCGCCGGTGTCACCGAAGCAGTACTCGAAGCCAACCCCGGCCTTGCCGACCACGGCCCGACCTTGCCGCAAGGCCTCCTGGTGCAAATGCCAGAAGCCCAAGCCGCCGCCCCGCAACGGCAGATGGTGAACCTATGGGACTGAACCGCCCGCACCGCGCCCTTGAACCCAACCACTCTGGATCATGGAATGAAACGCATGCCTGACCGTCCCGACACCTGGGCCTGGCTCGCCGCCTGGCTCGAACAGAACTGGCCCGCCATCTACTCCGGCCTGCTGGCCGTGATCATTGCGAGCCTTCGCGTGATCTATGGCGGCGGCACCGTGCGCCGGATGGTGATCGAAGCTCCCCTCTGCGGCGCACTCGCGCTTTCCGCCAGTCATGGGCTTTCACTGCTGGGGATTCCCATTTCCACCGCACCTTTTTTCGGGGGTGTGATCGGCCTTCTGGGCGTTGAAGGCACCCGTGCTGCAGCCAAGAAGTTTTTCAACCGCAAGGTCTAGCGGACATGATTTACCAACACCAACAGGTCCGCCAATGAACAAGCCCGACAGCCTGAAAGCCCACCTGCTCGCCACCGTGGCCGAACTCAAGCACAACCCCGACCGACTGTTGATCTTCATCGACAACGGCAAGATCCGCTGCACTGCTGCGCAGACGCTGTCGTTTGAGTACAGCTTCGATCTGCAAGTCATCCTCACCGACTTCGCCGGCCATCCTGACAGCGTCATGCTGCCGCTGCTCGGCTGGTTGAGCGTTCATCAATCAGAGCTGCTGGAGAATCTGAACAAGGCCGCTGATGGGATTCAGTTCGAGGCCGACATTCTCGACAACAGCAAAGTGGATATGAGCCTGACACTGCCGCTGACCGAGCGTGTGGTGGTGGGCAAGGATGACCAAGGCAACACCATCATTCGGCATCCCGGCGAGCCGCAACGGGCTGCTGACTTTCTTGATTCAAACTGGATACCAGGTGCGCAGGGTACCGGGAGCGAATGGGTGGTGCCGAAATGACCAACCGACTGGAAGCGCTGGAGGACTGGGCAGCGGGATTGCTCGGGCAACTTGAGCCGGCAACGCGCAGCAGGCTGGCCCGTAGCATTGGCCAAGCATTGCGTCGCAGCCAGCAGCAACGAATCATCGTCCAACAGAACCTGGATGGAAGTCAGTATGCGCCACGGAAACAGCGCAATTTGCAAGGTAAACAGGGTCGGATAAAGCGGAAGGTTAAGATGTTTCAGAAGCTGCGTACGGCGAGCTTTCTCAAGGTGAATGGAGATGGCAACGTTATTAACGTAGGCTTTACAGGGCGTGTAGCGAGAATAGCTAGAGTGCATCAATACGGTCTTAGGGATCGTGCCGAATGGGGAGCACCTGTTGTACGATACGACCATCGCGACATATTAGGATTTTCAGAGAAAGATCTTGATTTGATTAAGGACTATTTGCTTACCTACCTGATACAGTGATTAACTGATACCAGTCGGCAAAAACTAAAAAGACCTATTCGTTCAAATAAGGTAATGGCGGCTCACATGGAAGACTTGATACAAGCAGGTAGACGTTTCGAAGCACTCGTAGAAAAACTTCTCAGACACCGCGGCTTTACTGTATACAAAACTCAATCTTCACCGGTAGATTTCCATGCCCAAAAAGACGGTTACACTTGGGCAGTTGAAGCTAAATACTACAAGACACAGCGAGCGCAGCTAAAACTACTTACCAACGCCGCGAATCAGGTTCAACGCGCGAAAGAAAAAGATCCATCTCTAAGTGGGATGTTAGTCGCATCATGCACAATCAGCAACGAACAAAAAGTTCATTTAGGGCGAAAATATGATGTTGTCATTGTAGATCGCCAGATTCTTTTTCACTTTGCATCGTCTTCACCTCAATTGACTGAGGAGCTATACGCAGTATTAGAAATAGAGCCAAACTATTCTACGGTCTCAATCGAGGATTTTTTCGATTCTATAGATATAGATGAAGCGAAAACTTTATCGAGTGCTGAAATTGAAAATCAAGAATCTCCCCCCTCAGATGCAGCTAGTCCAGATGCAGTAGACACATCAGGTTCTGAGCTTTGCAAAGAACTTCGCGCCATGCCTAAAGGCAGAGAAAAGTGGAGCGAGTATGAAAATCTCTGCGAAAAAATACTCAAATATTTATTCGCAGACCATCTCGCTGGCTGGAGTAAACAACATAGAACTGACGATGAGCTAAATCGTTTCGATTACGTTTGTCGCATCATTCCCTCTACCGACTTCTGGAACTTCATCCTCCAGCAAATGCATAGTCGGTATGTAATTTTCGAATTTAAAAACTACGAAGATCCAATTAAGCAAGGACAAGTTCTCACCACGGAAAAATATCTTCTGGAAAAAGGCCTTCGACGTGTTGCAATCATGCTCACTAGAGAAGGAGCGCATTCAAGCGCTGTCAAAACTGCACAGGGTGCGATGCGTGAATCTGGAAAGCTCATTTTGATCCTGAACGATGAACAAATCTGCCAGATGCTTGCGATGAAAGAAAAGGGAAGCGACCCCACAGATTTGCTATTTGAAATAACTGATAGCTTTCTACTTTCTCTTCCACGATAAAGCCCTTAAACAGATGATTGTATAGAGAATATTTACAGACTAACGACACTGCATTTTCTTCGACATGGCGCCAACATCGGCGCCATGAACGACTTAGCCACCCTCGCCCGCCTGATCGA